ATAATATTACCGGATGGCCGCCCGCCGCGTCCCCCCTGGACCCACTGGGGACCCCTGGCCGTACTTAGTGCTCTACAGCTGTACCGCATTACGTAAAGGTGATACGTGGCCGAATAGTATTCACTCATTTGAGCTTATTGTGAATTGTGTTTTTGAATTTTGAATTTTTGTCCGCCAATTTGAAAAGATTGGTCATATGTAAATGATTACATAATATAAAACAGTGTTCCGTACTTGGATACGTGGACCAGTGAGAATTGCTGTACATTGACAAATTAGCCTGTATGGTGTATAATATCTCTATATATATATTTAACCGTGAATTTGTATACACTATGGTTTATGTTAATATTCAATTATATAATATGTATTCCGTTAGATATAGACCTTACTATTTTAATTATCGGGAACGATTTTACACACGTACTCCTGTTAGTAAACGTGTAACTCCTTTTAAAAGATTTGATGGAAAACAACGTTCAAAGCAATCGACTACTGCCCATGAAGAGACGAAGATGTCAGCGCAACGCATACATGAGAACCAATTTGGCCCAGAGTTTGTTATGGGTCATAATACCGCGATAGCAACGTTCATCAATTACCCTGTTCTCAGTAAGACTGAACCGAATCGCAGCAGATCATATATTAAACTGAAACGACTGCGTTTCAAGGGAACTGTCAAAATCGAGCGTGTATATGCGGATATGAATATGGATGGTTTGAACCCCAAGGTTGAAGGGGTTTTCACGTTGGCTGTTGTTGTTGACCGTAAGCCGCACTTGAATCCCTCTGGGTGTCTGCATACCTTTGATGAGGTATTTGGTGCAAGGATCCATAGCCATGGTACGTTGGCTGTTACTCCGTCTCTTAAGGACCGTTTTTATATCCGCCACGTGTTTAAACGTGTCATGTCTGTGGAGAAGGACACTGCGATGGTAGATGTTGAAGGATCCACCTCTCTGTCTAATAAACGTTTCAACTGCTGGGCTACGTTTAAAGATTTTGATCATGAGTCTTGAAGGGTGTTTATGATAATATTAGTAAAAACGCCTTGTTAATTTATTACTGTTGGATGTCTGATATACCGTCTAAGGCATCGTCATTTGTATCTTTTGATTTGGATTATGTTGGTTGAAATAATAATAATCGTTTCATTTCTGTATTTAAAATATTAATTTATTTCAATGTTTTCGGCTGACTGGCCGTACAATTACTACTAATACCATTCATGGACCGTTGACCGAACCAGGTCATTTAATTGGGCCATTGACATTGTTATATTGGACTGGGCCCTTTGAGCCCCAACGATTGAAGCAGAATCTCCTGGATCCAACGCACTTGTCCCTAGACGATTGAGCTGCCTGTATGGGTGTATTGCATTCTCTAACTCTGAGTCTGTATCCGTATGGGCCAAGCCTATTGTGCTTCTTGAGGCCCATGATTCGCCTGGCAGTAGTTGTATTGGGCTTGGCAGTCCAATTCTTGCCATTGATGTGGACCGAATTAATTTTCTTTCCCATCTTCCGTAGCCCACATGTGAGAAATCCACATCTTTCTCAGAGAACTGTTTGGATAGGATCTTTACTGTGGGTGCCCGGAATGGGATATCAACAGAGTGTTTCGCCGTTGACAGTTTTAGCTTCCCCTTGAACTTGGCGAAGTGAGTCCTTTGATGTACGTTTGAATCGCATACTCTGTAGTACAGCTTCCATGGAATTGGATCTTTGAGGGAGAAAAACGACGATGAAAAGTAGTGTAGGTCTATGTTGCATCTGATCGGGAATGTCCACGATGCTTGTAACGATTCATTTTCCGTCATTCTTCGGTTGTGGATCTCTACGATTACAGTACCCGTGGCGTTAATTGGAACCTGTTGCCTGTACTCTATTACGCAGTGGTCGATTTTCATACAGCTTCGACTCAATCTTGCCGTTAATTGTGCTGCCGTTGACGGAAATAGCAGCAATATCTCTGTTAGATCATGAGACAGTTGATATTCGTCTCTATGAGACTCTATGTAATTAAATGCACTTGGAGGATGAACTAGCTGAGAATCCATATAGTAAAATTAGCCCGCGCAGCGGCACTGCTCTACTCGTAAGACGTTGTGGTGATTAATAGAATCTGTGTTTTTCAACAGGAAGGTGAAGTTTGGGAAAAAAAGAGTGAAATTAGATGAGAATGTTGTGATGGGGATCCATATCTGTATGTGTCTTTATATAGACTGAGGAGTAATTAATACCTAATGAAATACTTCGTTGCTACGTTTTGTTAATAAAGGCTGCTTAAATTGGTAAAGTTGATTTAGATCTATTTGTTGTGCTGTTAGTGCAATATGTTTGTGTAAAAACTATGATAGGAGCTTGGAGTGGCATTTTGGTAATAAGTGATGTTCCCCCAATAGCTCTCTCTATGTTCCCCCAATTGCTCAGCTCTCAAAACTCTATATGAATCGGGGGAACTGGGGGTACATTTATACTAGAACTCTCATTAAAGGGATTTGCAACACGTGGCGGCCATCCGCT